TTCAAAACCCTCGTCAGGCCGCATAAGCACTGGCTTTTTCAGCCCTGCATCTATTTTGACCTAATCTTCTGGTGCGGATAACAGGACTTGAACCTGCATGAAATTTCTTTCACTAGAACCTGAATCTGCTCCAAAAATTTATTATCTATTATCCACTGATATAGCTATCTTTAACAATAAATCATACATTTTTCTAAAGCATAGATTACATCTATTTGCTTTAAACTTACCTCTTCAGTATTATTTTGTCAAGGCCTATTTTACCAATTTAAGCATTAATATATTGAATTTCCTGTTCAATGTAAACTGAATTATCCGTTGCCAGCCATACAATTAACGTACCTGTACCATAGTTTGGGTAATTACCTTTTAATGTAACTGTTGTATCTGTTCTCGCTGCTATAGAAATAGATATATTTTCCATGCCTTCCATTCTTTCTACTATATCAAACGCAAAGCGTGCTGTTATATCCTCTACGCCGTTTTTAATTAATTTTGCTGTGATTGTGGTATGTATTGGGCCAAAAACTGTAAACTCATCCATACCTGAAGACAAAACAATTTTTGTCGCATCATTTTTTACTACATTAACTATTACATCCTTACTATATGTATTCCCATCTTTACCCACATAACTTATAGTAATATTTGTAGTACCACTACTCATACCTGTCACAATACCATCGCCGCTTACCGTTGCTATGTTTGTATTCTGGGTTATATACTCTATTGGGGGATTCTCCACTATTACGTCATTTTCTTTTACAACGACATTGATTTTTTGGTTAACATCTGTAATATTAACTGGATTAGGGGACACCTCGATTTTAACTTCATATTTCCCTGCCCCTGCTGGTATTTCATTGATTAAATCATCTTCTGATTCATTCACTGGTATTTGTTCTGCATATATTATTATAAGTCCACTTTTGCTCCAGTCGGTGCCTGTAATTTTGTATTTCCTCATAAACTTTATAAACTCATCATCTAATTTAATTTGTTTTGTTATGTTATTGGCCTGAACAATTACAAGGATTTTATTTTCTGGAACAACTATTTCCTCCTGGTTTAATCCAGTTTTTTCTGTTGTAATTATTACAGGATAATTATGTATAAAGCCATTTACAACAAAATTAACATTGTAATTGCATCTCTGGGCTACTGCTCTATAGTATGTATTATATCTCTTATTTCTTGTATCATCATTAATCAAATATGTATTATTATCAATTTCAATCAAATCACCCATAAAAATTGGATCATATGAAAGTATTTTTAATTCTTCTATAGCCCTATAATTATTCCTATGTATTATAACACTTTTATCTACTCCATTTAGTTTTACATCTTGACCGAACTGTTGCAACATAAAATCGAACGATTCATTTATGCTGAAAAAATTATCTATCATTATATTATCACTTCCTTTAATCCTTGAATAGGTATACAAAACTTGCCCCAGTGCCATCATCTACATCATTATCAGACATCAATCTTATTTTTCTCTCAAGGGCATCTATACGATTCTGCAAATTCTCCGAGAACTGCATTATGCTCAAATCATCATTTTTGATTTCCCTCATGTACGTGGGATTATTGGCTATAGACTCCAGTATCGCCAATGCAGTACGGTATATATTTTTCTTATTTAGGTTATTTGTTGGAGTATATTCCTCCACTGAATTTAAGTTATTTTCTTGTAAATATATATTCAATTTATCATCTTCTAGCGAAATTCCTTCTATTTCCATTTTCAATCTATCTAAATTTGTCATTTTATCAATCCTTTCTTTTTTCATGTATAAAAAAACACTAACTTTTAAAGTCAGTGTTTTACTTATTCAAACGTTTCATATGGAGCAAACCAATGATCTCCACTCTCATCCTCTATTTCTGTTACTAATATCCCTGAATCAACTATCGTAATTTTCGTACCTGCAGGAATTACTTTTGCCTCTCCATTTTGCTCCATTAATTCTATTGCTGTTTCATTTTTATTTTTAACATAATCTATCATAAGATCTACATTTTTTTTGGATGAACACACTGGAGCATCTTTTTTTAAAGTTATTTCTTTACCAGATTCAATCTGGGCTGAATTATTATCACTATTCGAATCTTCTGTTGTACCAAAATCATTATCATTATTTGAATCCGTAATAGTATCTGCTGAATCACTTGAATCACTATCTTGAGTAGTATTTCCTTGATCAACGTTACTATCATCTAAAGTGCTTGTTTCTTGAGTTTGTTGTGCTGAATTACTATTTTTTTGTGAAGCAATTTTATGTTTAGCCACCATTTGTCCCCCATAATAACTAAATAGAATTAATACAAAGGCTAAACATATTATTTTTTTCATTGACATATTTCCCGACCTCTTTAAAATTTTTTTATTCTCCAAATAATACATAATATATTAACTCTTTATTAATATATCGTTTAAATTTTTGTAAACTATAGTAAATTACCTTAATTCACAAAATTTTTTGGTGTGTGAAAAAAGTGATCTGTTCGAGAATTTTTTCCATAAAGAGGGGCAACGGAATCAAATAAAAGCAAAATTTTATTCACTTTTTACCTCATTTTTATACATTTATTAGGTATCAATCTAATTGATAATATTATCAACTGATATGCCAACTTCGCTAAATAGTTATTATGTGCTAGTTGTAATATATCTTAAAATTCCCTTCAACCTATTGGTATTACTGTATTATAGCCAACTTCACACTTTAGTTACATAAATAATCTAATTGAGAATAGCCAGAATTACCAATTATTTCACCTAATTATTACTAATTATTACATTTATTATGTTTTATTTTTACATTTACTACCACTGTATAAACTTGCATAATTAATGAATACTACTGTATATTTTATATATCTCTCTAATTTCCAATTTTTTTAAATTGTTGCTATTACTAATTTTTTTAAAATTTTATCTCAATTTTTTTAAAAATTTCAGATGAATAATTAAAAAATTTTCCGTAACATATGTTACCAAAAAATTAAATTAGATACCCCCTAGGGTATATTTTTTATTTCTACTATTTTAATTCCATCTCTAAATGATAATTATTGTCATTTATATCTGTCATACTATTTATCATCTTCATTTTTATCATCTTGTTGTGTTGCTTGTCCTGCCTGTATTGCCTTGATCTCCGTTTCTATATCGTTCACATATGGACTATGTTCAATAGCCGAATTAATACTCATCAATTTATTATTATATAAGTTTACAATATTATTAACCAATTCTGTTTCATTACTTGGTATACTCATATTAAAAGTACAATCAACCAAACCATTTACACTAATACCTTTATACTGTAATAACTTCTCTATCTGTTCCCACCTACTATAATAACCTTGCTTCAAGTATTCAGCAGACATACTGCCCTTTAATACTGGTAATGTATACATCATTCGTATTGATTCCTCTGCCAGATTAGCAGGATTACTGCTGCCATTCATTGCAATACTCGGTGTCATGCTTATATCTAATAGACTATTCATAAGGATTTTATATAACTCTTTGAGACTATTTATATCCATCTTACTCAATACCAAATCAAAGGAACTATCATTGTCGAGTTGCATAACATTTCCAACAACCTTTTTATCTATGGCACCATTACCTTTAGCGTCTATATTCAATTTAGTACCCGTCACAACAGGAATAGGATTTAAAAATTTATAGAAAGAATCATGATATTTACTAAGCAAATCTTCCATTCTATCTATAATATTTACATAATCCTCCAAATCGGATCTACCCTGTGTTGTATCCTCTTCATCTTCTTGCTTTACATATAGCACTGGCAAACCACTCAAATTTTTATATGTATTCTTTAAATATAAGCCATTACCGCCTTGATTATCCCATCGTTCCACTCTGTCATCATAGAACACATTATAATAACTTATACTGGATGCTTGTATAGTATAATGCTCTATAAACGCCACATAATCATTAGTATCTGTAAATACTGGATATGAATCCTGGGGCTGTATTAATTTACTTTTAATTATACCATTATCATCAATAAATAAATATTCTGCCACCATACCATACTTATTCATCTTGTCCAATATAGTACTATCTATAGAATTAAATCTTCCCTGATGGTATACTTTGTTAATCGCATCTAGCGTATTACTGTCCTCACAAGTCAAGGTCACTGGATTCTTTAATAAAAAACTTTTCTGGAATGCCAATAAAGGTTTAGCATACTGCAAGCATATTTTAGTAGTTTTAAAAGTCCTACCATTGTAAACCGTATCGGCTCTGTTTAATATTGCATGGCTGCCATCTAAATATTCCTGTATATTTAATATATTCATAATCCTGTCATGATGTATGTATTTATTACATTCATCCTGGAACCATGTTGATTTTCCATTATAATACAAATTTATATATTCTTCTAAATTCATTTTTAAACTTCCTTTCTATCTGTTTTACGTTTACCAACTTTGTGAAATGACCTATATTTATATTTTTGCAAAAGCGATTTTTTTCGCCTTAGCAAATATGATAACTCAACTTTGAGTTCTGCTCCGCCTGAGAGTCCGAACGGATTTCCCTAAATCGGTGTAAACTTACGCTTATTCATACATAACTCTTCCCACTCTTTAATGCTTGTACTGATAAAGATAATGAATCAACCAAATCATCATGATTATCATTTCCTTTTGCATTTTCAAAACTTCCGTTATGTTCCTGGAATATACGCATCTGATCCAATGTATCTCTATCATTTAAAAGAATCATACCCATTTCAAATGCCTCTTTTAAGTCCATGACTAATTTACTTTTACTTACATTGTCCGTATACCAGCCATAATCATATTTGCTTTTACCTGTTATCTTATCAAAATGTTTATTTCTAAGCACATTTATATATCCCATTTCTTTTCTTAATCTGGTAATTAAATCTAATCCATATGTATTACGTTCTGGCAACAACAATGCATAATTAAAGTAATAGCCTAAATCATAGCAGATTTGAGCGAATTTATATACTGGCACGTCATTTCTATTAAATGTTGCCACCTGTTCTCCCGAACTATCTAGTATACAAATAGATGATGCATCTTGTTTTAATCCTGCGGATGTATCTATTCCCCCGAAATATCTCTCTGCTTTCTTTACATCCTTATAAATATATAAACCATTACCATAGTAGACTTGTAAACTCACTGGCAATGGTTTTATATCCTTTACTTTTAATGGTTTAGGTATATAATTATATCTTTCTGTAATTGTATTTGCATCAAACACACCAGTATCTTCACTCTGAAACATTTCTTCAGGTGTACCCGGGAATTCTTGCTTGAACTGTTTTTCTGGTATATCTAATAACTTCCATTCTCTCCACATAATTTGGAGTAGACTAGCACCTTCATTCTTTAATTCCTGCTCAAGTGGAGTAAGATCCTTACTCTCCAATCTCCTGCCATGATTCCATGATTGTGTCCAAACTTCAGCCTCTTTGTACTCGTCATAAAATTGCTTTTTATCCGCATACCAAGGGAAGAAAAATGCTTTGTACCTGCTATGCCCTTTATAAGCATTAGTAAATAAACGATAGTAATTATTACTTACTCCATGTGCTGTGGACTCAATAATAATATGTGAATCTTTATCCTTAGCTAGTGCCTGTTCTAATGCCAATAAGCCCTTAGTATCCTGCTCATTTTGCCAGTATGCGAATTCCGTACAATGAATAAAATTATATGTTGCTCCCCTTCCTAGTTCTTTAGTTCCAACAGTACTATTGGTTATCCTGCTGCCATTCTCCAATAATAATTCATGTCTATTAAATTTGCGTGATTTAGAAGTATACTTTTCTGGTATACTCTGGTACATTTTTTGTAATTTTGTATATACTTCTGACACTGAATCACCTGAATAACTAAGCACAATACAATTAGAATTTGGTTTTGTAATAGCAGTATACAATATTAATCCTAAACTTAAAGTAGTTATACCTAATTGCCTACCCTTACCAATAATTGAGAATTTAATATTATTGTCATATATTTCTTTTACAATTTGTTTTTGCTGCTCATTTAGTTTAAAAGGAATTAGTTGAGAATGGTTATCAACTATCTTAACAAAATTCTTTAACCACAATATAGGATCATTATTGATTTTTTCTAATTTTTGCTTATATGTAATATTCAATCAAACCACCTCCCTATTCCTCTGATATGTCCAAATCATCACCCAAATTTTCCTCTTCGTTATCCTTCTGAGGGATATCTGATTTTTCTATAGGACTTTTCCATATCTCTTTTTTAAGCATTAAGAAGGTTTTAATTGCCTTATCGTCCCCCTGTAGTGCTTTATCCTTGACAATCTCATATATTTTATATAAATCCTGTTGGCTTCTAATTTGCATTAGCAATCTATATAAGTGCTGGTATTCCTCTGTTTGTTCCCATCTGGTTTTATATATTTTAAGTGTTAATGGATATATTATTGAGTATCTTTCTAATATATCATCTTCAGTCATTTCACTGAATTTTGTGCTAATATTATCCACTTTATTTTTCCAACAAAAATAAATCCATTTTTTTCTGGACTTTTTTTCTAATTTATCCAATTCTATTTTAAATTTACTTTTTTGCATAATTTCATCCGTCCTTTCCTAAATTTTTACATTAAAATAGTGACGCTATGAACGTCACGTTTCATATTGCCATTTTAAAGCGTTTATTTTTCGTTAGACATATAATTATATTCCTTACTGACAAAAGTACTCTATATGACTTGTACAAACCATATATAATCATCTAACATATTCGATCCAGTTAGCATGAGACGTATTTACCAAATAATAAACATCTCCTGTATCCCTATTAAATTTATCCCTTGCCTTCATGTAATGCAATATTTTACCTTCTAAAATATTTCCTATCATGCTATTGTTATTATCTGTTAAACTTACTATGGTTTTAACTAATCTAGGATAACCATAATCAAACATAGTCATTTTATTTTTTGTGCTTTCTGGCCGGTGCTCCTGGATTAAGTAAGTTGCTTTCATGTCGTCTATTACACCTTTTATATATGGCAATCCTAGATCTTTTTTATACCAATTTACAAAAGGTAATACATAATAAATATTAATGTCTGCATCCCTTGCCCCTTGCTTTTCTGCAAATTCTAAGTCTGATACCATATACAAACGTACTATATCCCCGGCGTTATATGTCTTGTTTACATTTATGTATTTGCCCCAGCTATTACAATACCCTACCTTAAAACCATCTTCTTTTATATTTAATTCTAAGCAATATGCCCACGTTTTGAATTCCATATGGAACATTCCAGTCATTGGACTCCAGCCTGTCCCAATTATAGATGCAGGGTGATAAAAATCAAACTGTTTTTGATCCTCTTCCTCTAGTGTAGGATCTACAAGCCCCAACTCTATCAAACTTACATCTTCAGAACTCATTTGATATGCTGAATTTTGTACTGCAAACAATATTTCTCTGAATAAATCCTTATCCATAAATTCCTCGTTAAAAATTTCATACGTGTTTGACATTCTTAACATCTCCCAATCTATCAATTTTCTTGTCCATTTCATCCATTTTTTTATTTAGATCATCAAACCTTTTATTAGTTTCATTAAAATTTTTTTGCATATTGAATAATAGTCTATCAAATTTTTTGTCCAAATCATCCATATCCTTATTCACTTCATACTTATAATTTCTCAAATTTTCCATATTATTAATCTCTCCTTTTATTAATTTTAATTGATTTTGCTATCGCTCATATCGACATCTAATTTAGTTACCGTTCAGAACGTTATCGAAATGCGATCCCATGGAATAGGAACGCTAATTTTAAACATCAATTACACTAACTAAAATTCTATATTACTAAATAAGGGGGAACGCAGAACACAACGCTATCGCTTATGTGTCCTTTGCGCCCTGTTCCCCCTTATGAACTCCCTTCAGGCGCTTGTATAATTAAAATGTGAGTATATGATCTTCTTATACCATCTCAATTTTATTACCCTGCGGAGGTGTGGAACAAGCAGCTAGATACATTTGCAAGCGTTAGCGTTAAGCAAATGTACCTTTGTTCCACCATTTAATATAAAAAAGTTGTCTATTCAAAACTATATTAAAGGAACTATTTAATAAGGTTTTAAATAGACAAGTTTTTAATCTCTAAATATTATATGTATCAATTTCAGATAATAAGTAATTCCAATATTCTTCATGTTCATTATGCTTTTTGTATCAATAAATTATCTTTTGCTGTATTTTATTTTTGATCTCAATATTCTATTCTTTTGCAGATATCAAGTTACTAAAGATATAAGAGGAGAACCGCACCCAAAATCACCTCTCAAGTATTGATATTACTGGTCTAAACGTACTTTTGATTTGTATCGCTGAGTGAGAGTAAAAGGGTGTTTTTGTATCGCTAAGTGAGAGATCTATTTTTTTATATTGAATATCCTAAACAAATATTCTATATCTTTTATAATTTTGTTTCTATAAGCAAATAAAGGATTAACCAAAATTATAGATGTTTTATAGTCTGGTTGATCCTGCAAGGTTTTAAATAGCACATAATCATAAAATTTTATTCCATAAAAGTCCTCTTTAAATTTAGCAATATGTTTTCTACTATATCCTAATATATCTATTACATCATCTATATCTAATGGATCAATTTTACTCTCCAAGGTTTCCCTGATATTGTTGCATAATACATTATATTTCCAATTAATATAAGGGATTAATTTATATGCAATAGTGAGTTTTTTAGTCTTTCTATAATTAAGTTTATATAATTCTCTAGTTGCATTTATATAAATTCTAGTGTAATTCTCTAGTTTATTCCCTGATATACTTTTGTAATCTTTTTCTTTTCCTCTCCAAAATATGTTCAAATTTATTCTGTATGTATCTCCATCTTTTATAAGAAGTTCATTATCTAAAATATTATTATAGAATTTATTAAAATTTGCTCTACTAACCAATAATATTTCTTGCATTGATTTTTTGTCTATGTATGTTTTATTATTATCCAACATTAAATATCCATTGGTCTTTATGTAGGTTGAAAGCATTATGTATTTGCATAAATCTGCATCAGTTAAAATTTCTATTAACTTGTCTAAAGATTTATATAAGAAAAATATAAAATTCCCCATGTATTCAGATTGTATTTTTTTAAATTCTCCAAACTCTTGTATTTTTTCAAATGCTGCTTTTCTACGTTTTTTACTTGCCATAGTGTCCAAATGGTAATCTTCATTTATTATTTCCCCGGTATTGTTATTTACTAAGGTGTAACTATTCTCCATCTAATTCCCCCAATTTAATAAATTTTCCCATATGCTTGTTTAAGTTCAACCAATTTATGGACTGCTTCCATTAATTCAGGTGTACGCTCAAATACATATGTGGTTTTTCCGTTGCAATCTGTTTCTTTTGTATAGTGATAGCCTAGATAATTCATGGCCGTTGCCATACTAAATTTATTTATAAAATATTTATCCATCCTAATTTCCTCCTGTATATATAAAAAATAAGGACTATGCAAATCGCATAATCCTAAATAATTTTCTTATTTTTTTAACTAATCAAAGATATGATTATTCCTGTTTTATTCCAATTCTTTTTCTAATTGCATATGTAAATCTTTTTTATTAATTTCATTTTTCATTTAATAAATTCCCCTTTCAATAATCAAATAAATCTATTTTAAAAATATGAATAAATCGCACTGTTCTTATAACTCCATGCAAGACTAAATATTTTAGTGTTCTGCTCAGGTACACCAGTACCAATATTAAAATTGCCTATTTTTTTAAATTCTTGATTCGGTAATTCCAAATCAATATCAAATATATCTGATAATTCTGTTAATTTTATACCTGTTTGTAATTGGCTATTATCACCAATAAAAATTTTATCTTTTAAGTGATATTGAATCTGTAGATCTAAAAAATATTCTTGATCGTGCTGCTCTAATACTTTTATTAATTTTGGGTACTGGAATATTTCCCCAACATAATAATTTGCAAGTTTCTTGTTAAAGTTATAATGTAGGTATGTACTATCTATACACAATAAAATTTGTTGTTGCTCCGACGTAAATTCGTTTATATCTATGTCAAGTATGCTCATAACCATTAATAAGGTACTTCCGGCGTATTTTCTTGTATAGTTCCATCTGCTGATATTACAATACCTATTTAAATTAATGCAGTCTGGATTTTTATTGTCTGTGACGTGATTAGATAAGCATTTACCATTACAGATATCCATATCAATAGCAATACAATTCTTTTCTACTGTTGTATTAGATTCCTTGTAAATGCTGTAGAAATCATAAAAATATTTTATCGGCCACCCTCTATATTTTGTTAGATAGTAGCAACTTAATAAACTATCCAAATCATCGCTCAAGCATAAATTATACTCACCCTTTGTATTTACCCATTCGGGTAATTTATTTTTTATTTTTTCGTTCAATTAATTCTGTGTCTACCTGTAAAGAAACAACTGTATTACTTATTTAATTTATATATAAAACGACCATCTTAAAAATATATTAATACATGTCACAGCCCTCACTTTCCTTGTAATTAGATTTTTACAAATTGCACTTACACCTCTCTTTCTCATTTTCATTTTTTATTAATTTTATAATTGTTGCTTGTGAAAGGCATCTTTTAACCTTTCTTCACTCTGTTTTAAAAATTTTTCCATTTTAAAATTGAATATTTCCTCTGGTGTTAATCTTCTTTTAGTTTGTTTATTAAATTCTTTCTTAAATTCTTTTCTAAATTTTTTCAAATTTATCGCTCCATTTTTATTAATATTTTAATAAGGGTACACATATAAAATATGCACCCTTGAATTATGTACTATCCCTCTTGTGCTGTAAATGTTGCTAATGCCTTGGAATTAAGTACCTTCAGTGTTGCTTCGGCAATGACTTGGCCTTTTACACTGTCGCCAGTCTTAGCAAGGATCTCACTGAATGGAGTTCTCAAAAATCCCAATCTTACATATGTAGGATCGAAAATTATTAATGAGTTTTCTGGAATATGCCTGTCTAATAAAACGTCTACTACTCCAAAATTTGTATTAATTTTATTAACTACAAGTCCAAATTCTCCAGTTGGCGCATTATAGTTATAATTTGCTTGATATAACTCATCAAGCCCCAATTTTAAATCGGCGTTGCATAGGCAGACATACCCGTTAGAACCAAGTCCATTATCCCAAAGTTTTTTTACTGTTTGCAAAAAACTTTTGTCGAATTCAGTTATTTGCCCCGCCGCCAATGCTTTTGTAACTTTGTTTTCCTCTTGAACAAACGAAAATAACCCATCCATACGCCTAATATATGGATCTGCTGAACCATCGTTCTTTGCTCTATTTGTAAGTGCTTTTTCCAAGTTTACCTTAAGTTCCACCAGTCTATCAGCCATTTCACTGGTATACAAATCTGCAATACCAGTTATGCTGCTTGCTTCGGCTGTACCACTTACAGAAACCGCCTTTTTGAATATTTCACAGTAGTTACTTTTTGGTACTCTTGTACTGGATTGAAACACAGTTGTTTCTGATCCTTCAACCTGACTTATGTCTTCGGTTGTATCAAGTGCCTTTTCCCTCCAGTAAACCAATGGTGCTACTTCTTTGTCTACCTGATTTCTACTCATAAGTAAAGTTGTAAGTGGTGTATCCATTGGCTGTGCGATCTTCATCTCAGCCATTAAATCAATATTTTCATTTTGTAAAAAATCTTTTGTTTGTATCATTAAGATCAACTTCCTTTCAATTTTATTAATTATTTATTTTTATTTATAAAAAAGCAGCAGAATTTTTATCTACTACCTAATCAATCATTTATTAATTTTAAATGGTAAGTAAACTATTTTTACCTACTTGAATAACTTACTCATTTTTGCCTTCAGCATACCACCAACATCACCCTTTTTTTCTGCTTCAGAATATGCAGTTTGTTGTGTATGCTCTTGTGGCTTGTACCCATTATCAATATCACTTTTTTTCTTCAAGTCTAACAACTTATTGATTTTTTTTGATGCTGTATCTATATCCTTAGAATCTGCCACCAGATCAAACATATCTTCGCTTAGTCCATTCTTTAGCATTTCCACCTTAATACTGTTCTGCAAATTGGACTTAGTAAGAGACTCAATTTGCTCTTTCTGCTTATTTAAATCTTTTAATTGAGAATTGCTATCATTTAATTTAGTCGTAAAGTCCTGTATTTTAGCATCAAAATTCTTTAACATCTCCTGGACTTCTTCCTTTGTGTAATTATCTTTATCTAATTTCATATAAATCATTCCTCCATTTATTAATATTTTAATAATTTAATATAAATTCTTTCAATTTGTCTAATTTCCTCCTGCCCATTTTGGTATTATTTTTTACAAGATGAGCAATATCCCACCTTGTTACAGGATCACCCGCCTGTTTTGCCATGTAAGCATAAGTTACACCCTTATCCGCCTTTAAATTTATAACTTTTTGCCTAACCAATTGTCTTATATCATCCATCCAATCTCCTTCCTTCATTTATTAATTATTTGTGCATAGAATTTACGTTCTATTTCTCAAGAATATAGCAATTTCAACCGTTTCAAACATCTTTTTAACTTTATTTTGCAACTTTTGTGCATTAAAAAATATAAAAGAGGACAGAAAAATCTGCCCCCTATCGACCACTTTATATTTTTTTATAATAAATAATATTAATATGTATACAAAATTAAGATACCTAATAAATTAATTAAGTATCTATGCAGCATTTTTCCCTACACGCATCTAGTTGTTCTCTTTGCTTTAGGAGAGGCGAGGCTTGAACTCGCATGAACTCACTAGCAAAAGTTACCAAAAATGAAATTCTATAACACCTAAGTGCTAAGGAATATAATACCTAACTATATAAAAATAGTTAGAATCAATTATCTATTATTAATTATTTAAGATAACTCATTTTAACCATTTCTTTCCTTCTCATCTAAATTTCATCTCTAAATCCTCCGACATTTATTTATTTTGTTTATTCCCCTAAAAGACTCATCTTGTTAATTGCCCTGTATCCTACTAAAATCAATACCTAAGCACACTTTTTTTCAAAATAAAAATATTATCGAATCCCCTTCAACTCTAGTGATACCAACGGTTTGAGTGGTATTTCTAAATCGTGACATTTTTCTCCTTCGCCCTTTGTTTTCGCTTTCTTTTAACCCAATTTTCTTTTTCAATTTCCCTGGCGCACTTCGGGCAGTATTTCTGCTTCGGACTCTTGTGCTCTATTCTCTTTTTGCACTTCTTACATAACTTAGTACCTTTTAAATTATGTTTTAAATTCATTCCATTTTATTAATTATATTCCATCTAAAAAAACATACACGCTTCGTGTATGCCAACCTGAATATAAAATTTATGCTATTCTGTTCTTTATTTTATAAATAATACTTTCTATGTCTTTAAAATTTCCAATCAATTTATATCTTGTCTTACGTTTGGGATTGTTAATTAACTCCCTCTCTACCAATAAATTATATGTTCCATCTTCTCCAGGCTGCAACATGTATTGTATAGTTCCATAGGTTAAAATAATTTGCCCCCCTGCAATTTGCTTAAATTTTAAATCAGGCAATAGAATCATCTGTTTCACATTTTTCACATTCATAATTAAACCAACCATACAATATACTTTCTATCTGGCCTACAGATTCATTAATATCCTCAATTTGCCACTTATCTTCCTCTTTATCCAAAAAAAGAACACTTTCCCGTACATCTTTTACATGTTTTTCAATTTCTTCCATCATTTTAAAAATTTCTTCACTTGTCATTTTTTAATTCCTCCTTAAATTTTATATTTAAATAATAACATAAAATAAGGATAAAAACAACCATATTTAGTTAAATTATTTCATATTAGTTTATTATATTAGTTTAGCTCTTATTTTATTAATTTTGCTTAATATAGATCTATTTATTTTATTAATTATATTTACATATTTTAACTTATATTTAGTCAACCGAACTATTCAGGAATATTTTTATACCTATACCCCTAAAAACTCGATTTTAAGAATTAAGAAATATCAACGTTTCTTAGTATCTCATTTTCACAAATTTGTGATTTAAGCCCCTTCAAATTCTAAAGAGGTATAGTTGTATACCTAAAAATTTAAATGTCTTAAATCGGCTCTGTGAAGGTTAAATTTTTAAAGTAATCTGGATGGATTGGCTTTTAGGCTATTTGTGCATTCTCACAACATGATTGTTGTTTACAGTCATTTATACATTTTTGGCACTTTTTTAGTATGTATAAAATTTCTTTTCTCTTCATTTAAATTTCATCTCTAATATCCTCCAAATTTACTTAACTTTATTATTGTTCTCTTCCCTTAAAGTAAATTAACGTCTATCCCCTTCAACCCTAGTGATACCAACAGTTTGTGGGGTGTTTTTAAATCGTGACATTTTTCTCCTTCGCCCTTTGTTTTCGCTTTCTTTTAACCCAATTTTCTTTCTCGATTTTCCTGGCGCACTGAGGACAGTATTTCTGCTTCGGACTCTTTCCACTGTTTTTCCCTTATTCACCCTAATACTAATTATATATTTTTTTAATTTTACTTGACTTTTTAATGCTTGTCCAGTAATATCTGGGAATAGTGGACACGTTCGGAGGCATAGAACCCTTTATCTTAGAGACAAAGAGTTTTGTATCTGGTTTACAGAATTGTATCCGTCAACATCTGCATAAAACTTTTATATTATTTTATCAGTTACATTCCAGCCCTATAACCTAATAATATGTTTGTCGTGCATAAATAAACACCTGGACATCCTAGCCTAATATTTTTGGTAACCCTGTAGGGAGTTCCACCCTAACTATTCACACAGGGGATTTATACCCTTATATATGCAGTTATAAAAGTATAGAATAATCCCCCGCCCTTGGATCACTTTTTGCAGATCGTGGGGAGTGTCCTGGATTTCTCCAGCAGTTTTTTAAAGTGTTATTCCTTCTAACCACCATCACATATGCCCAAAATATGGAAATCTATTTTT